GGTTTTTCGCGATTGACGACTGTGAGCAGTCGCAGAAAATTTTAGTTCGCTTCGCTTAGGAAAAAAAATTACAAATGACAAAAACAAATTTGACAAAGTCTGGCGAAGAAATAGCCCAGATATTAGATTTAAGTTTAAGACGTGTTCAACAGTTAGTTAAATCTGGTCACATACCAAGAGTTGCCCGTGGAAGATATGAGTTAATTCCAGCAATTCATGGTTACATTAAATACTTACGCGAATTATCTTTTGAAGCTGACGCACCAACAGATTTGAAAGACGCAAAATTAAGAAGTGAAAGAGCCAGGGCAGAATTATTAGAATTGCAAGCAGCACAACAAGCAAGTGAATTAATTCACAAAGATCACATATCAAGAATATGGAACTCTGTAACAGCTTTAATAAAGGCAAAGTTATTAGGATTACCAACAAGAGTTGCAGCAGATGTTTTCGCTGCTAATGATATTAAAGGAATTAGGTCAATACTTGAAACTGGAATACATGATGTTTTGGTTGAATTAGCTGACACTAATATAATTATAAATGAACCAGATACAAGTGCCAACGGAAGCAGCAGCGGAGATAGTTCAACAAGCAATGAACAATCTGCGACCACCGCCAAAGCTAACAGTTAGTCAATTTGCTGACCAGTATAGATATTTAAGTTCTGAAGCTTCTGCTGAAGCTGGTAAATGGAACACTTCACGCGCTGAATTTCAGCGTGAAATGATGGACACAATTAACAATCCAGATGTTGAACAAATTGTAATAATGAGTTCAAGTCAAATTGGAAAAACTGAATTGTTGTTGAATATGATTGCTTATCATATTGCATTTGATCCAACATCAATTTTAATGATACAGCCAACATTGCAAATGGCTGGAACATTTTCTAAAAATAGGATTAGCCCTATGATTAGGGATAGTGCGATTTTAACAGATAAGGTTCAACCAGCCAGGTCAAGAGATAGTAACAACACAATTTATGCTAAATCTTATAAAGGTGGATCATTAGATTTGGTTGGTTCTAATTCAGCAAGCAGTGTAAGTTCCCGGCCCGTGCGTGTTTTGTTATGTGACGAAGTGGATCGTTATAGTGTCATGGGAACATCTGAAGGTGATATAATTCAACTAGGTAAAAGAAGAACTTCAAACTTCTATAATAGAAAAATTATTTTAACTTCAACACCAACAATTAAAGGTTCAAGCCGAATAGAGTTGGCTTATGAACAATCTGACCAAAGGAAATATTATGTTCCCTGTCAGGAATGTGGTCATCATCAATTATTGGAATGGAAAAATGTTTATTGGAATGAAAAAGATTATAAAAATGCTGGTTACACTTGTGAAAGTTGTGGGTCGTTTTGGTCTGAAGCTAATAGGTTGGCAGCAATTAAAAATGGTTATTGGAAAGCAGATGGCGAGTTCAATGGAACTGCTGGTTTCTGGATTAACGCGTTATACAGCCCTTGGAATACGCTGGGTGAGCTCGCAGAGTTATTTATTAATTCAAAAAGCTTACCAGAAACTCTTAAAGTTTTTACCAATACAGTTCTCGCAGAAAGCTGGGAAGAAACAGGGGAAAAAATCCAAGAAAACGAACTAAGGGAACGGGCAGAAAGTTGGGGTAAGAAATTACCAGATGATGTTTGTTTATTGGTTGCTGGTGTTGATACACAAGATGATAGAGTGGAAGCAACTATTCTTGGCTTTACACGTTCAGAAGAAGTTTATGTGATTGACCATCATATTATATATGGTGATCCGTCTGGTGCTCAAATTTGGGAAGATTTGGATGATGTATTATTAAAAAAATACAAACATCCAACTGGAGTTGAGTTAACTGTAAAATCTACTTGCGTAGATAGCGGCGGACATCACACCAATAGTGTATATTCATTTTGTAAAACAAGGATGAGCCGCCGCGTTTTCGCAATCAAAGGTGTTGGCGGCAAAGACAGGGCAATGGTTGGGCGACCATCAAAAAACAATGTTGGTCGAGTTCATCTTTACCCTGTTGGCAGTGATACAATCAAAAACCATGTATATGGAAGATTAAAGATTGAAGAAGGGCCTGGGCAAATACATTTTCCAAAACATTTGGATGTTGAATATTTTGCTCAGCTTACCAGTGAAGAACGTGTTGAAAGATTTACACGTGGAATACGAAAAACGGAGTGGGTTCAAAAAAGAAAAAGAAATGAAGCATGGGATTGTCTTTGTTATGGCTATGCTGCATTTGCTTTATTAAATGTGAATTTACGCATATTGCACGAGAAAATACACCGAGCAAAACCAGAAGAAAAAAAAGATAAACCTATACGACCACAAAGACGTGGTGGATCATGGATGGAAATTTAAATGGCTTTAACAGTTAAAGATAGAGTAAAAGAAACCACAACTACAACAGGAACAGGAACAATAACCCTGGCTGGTGCAGCTGATGGTTTTCAATCTTTTAGTGCAGTAGGTGATGGAAACACCACATACTATTGTATTACAGATGGATCAGGAAACAACGCGTGGGAAGTTGGCATTGGCACATATACAGCTTCAGGAACTACATTAGCAAGAACAACAATATTAAGTTCAAGTAATTCTGGCAATGCAATTAATTTAGGCACAGGAACGCATAATGTTTTCACTACTTACTCTGCTGAAAAATCAAGCTTTAGTGACGCTGGTATTGAATTACCATACAATGTTTCTGGCGATACAATAGTTGCTGGTAATGGCGTTGGTTTAAATAGTGATGGAACAGTTAGTAAAATCAAAGAAACAACATCTTACAATACTTCAACATCAACTCTTGATAGTGCAGGAAATAGCAGCACAAGAATTTTAGGACAGCATTATGACCAAGACAATAATGTAGTGGTTATATTTTTTAGAGACGCCAACACATACCCAAGCGCAATAGCTGGATCAGTTAATACTTCAACTGGAGTAATAACTTGGGGAAGTAAGATTATTTGCAGTTCAAACACTTGTTATACGAATGATGGGTATCAATGTTTAACAACAGGAAATCACTCTGGAACTTTTAAATACTTTTATACTTATAACAGGGATAGTTATTATACTCGCATATGGAGCGGATGGTTTACTGCAAGCGGCACTACTTTAACAATGATGGGTGGCAGTGAATATCAGATGTCATCTTTTGGCAATCAGGTATCATCACGAACAGTCATATCTTGTTATGATAAAAATCAGCAAATTTTACTTGCTCAATACCAAACATATTTCAGCAGTGGTCAAGCTTATTATAATCTTGGTTGGCTTCAACCAACTAGCAATTCTTTACAAAGATGGAATGGCGGTGGATGGGGTTATGAGCAGCAAGGCGGTGGCTTTAAAAGTGGTAAGCAAATTTGGATGTGGTATGACGACAATGCTAATAGAGTTCTTCAAGCATTTACTTCTAGTAGTGATAATGAAGTTAAAGTTGAAAGAGCTGACGGAAATGGTGGTTATGGCACTTATGGTTGGCAATATGCGGAAGATATAACTTCTTATTCTGGAACATCAAATGTTATTAGTGTTGTTTACAATGATAGTATCAGCAGATCAATTATAATTACTCAGCATGAAAGTTCACCCTATGAAATACAAACATCAATGTTGGAATGTTCTAGTTCTGGTTCAAGCTGGGTAACAAAAACAAATGATAATACTACATTATTTCCTGCCATATCAACATGGTCTTATGGAACTTGGAATAGAAATTGGTTAGCGTATCTCAATGCAGATGGAAAAGTTTATCAATCTTTTAAAGATACAACAGACTCAAATAAATGGAAAGTAAACGCCATAACTTGCAGCACATCTTCAGGTTTTTCTTCTAGTATTCACGAAATTACGAGTAAAGAAAGTGATATGACGAACGCAGCATATAATTATGCTTATCTACAATTAAATGGTAATTATGATTTTGTTGGTTGGCTTCAAACAAGCTCTTATGACATTGAATGTTATAGCGGTAAAACACTAACGACTTCAAATATTGGTGATTATCTTGGAGTGGCTATTGATGGTAATACCTCTGGAAACCCTGTTAGAGTTTCTTTAGATGGAAGTATTAACAATTCACAAACTGGACTGAGCCAAGGAAGCCCAATATACATTGCTAATGATGGAACAATAGGTTCTTCTGGTGATAGAAATATTGGAACAGCTATGTCAGCAACGAGTGTTAGATTGCATGCCCCTAATCCAAATGAATTGAGCATAGTTGCTGGTGAAGATTTATTAAAAGGTCAACCAGTTGGGGTAGGATCAGCTGGAACAGGATTTTTAGCTAAAAATGTTTTATCATCAAGTTTAAATGTTGGCTCAACAAATGAAGTTATACCAGGCGCACAATTAAGCGCAGAAGAAGCACAAGGCAATCAGGGCGCAGCATATATTGGAAATAATAAATGGGTTGTTACTTATCATAATAATTCAAACTATCAAGCTTGTAGGGTAGTTGAAAAATCAGGCGATAGTTTTACTTTGCATACTGAATTAGTTTTATACAGTAACACTAATTGTGGAGCTGATGTTGATGTAGGTAAAAAGAATGATGGCACTCAAGCTATTGGCATTGGTATAACTAGGGCAACATCTTCTCCTGCCCAACTATTTATATATACTTTAGCTAGTGATAATACTTTAACTTTACAAGATACACTTACAGCAAGTAGTTCTTATAGCCGTAATGACGGCAGTAACGATATGTGCATTGTTAAGTGGGTTGATTGCACTGCAAGAACTTTATCAGGCACAACAACATTAGGTTCATTTATGTTTTTAGTGTCTTATGCTGGAATACAATGGTATGACAACAGTTATGCTTATGTTGGCAACTGCTACTTTGGTGGATCAGATTATTCTCTTAGTGCTTCATGGAACTCACTAGGTTCAGCTGGTATTCAATATTATTGGACTATGAAAGATCAAGTTTGTGTAGCAGAACATCCAACACTTCCTTATGTTTATATTGGCACTCCAAGAGAATTTAGGACTGGCACTTGGGGTATATATAAATTGTATTGGAGTAGTGATACTTCTGCTAGTTGGAACTCAACTAGTCATGTTGCTAATCAAGCAAGTGATAGTAACCAAACTGGTTTAAGTATTTTTACACGCAACATAGATACCAGCGGAACAATTTATTGTTATCAATATGTATTTGCAAGATATGGAACAATAGTAGATTTCCAATTATTTTATGATCCTGTTACATCTACAACTGATAACAGCACTCCACAAACAGTTGGTAATACTACTGAAATACAAACAAGTTTAAATTCTGGCGGCTTGCAAGTAGTAGATTGTTTTTATGATAGCGAAGCTGATAAAGCAATTCTTGCTTATGGTAACGGAATAAATAATGATTACGATATTCATTATGGTATTTTTGAACCTACAAATTCAAGCCCTTATTACACTAACCCAAGTAACTATACAGATACATACTCTGGTTGGGGTAGAGAGGGCTCTTACAGAATAACTTTTAGATTTGCTGGTGGTGATATGTATAACAATACCAGAGCAATATATAATAATTTCAATGACACCGCTTATGGAAATGGCAAAAACAATCTTAAAGATTTTGGCATTTTAAGAGAAAATTATGCTGATAATTTTCTTGGTATAGCTCAATCTGATGTCACAGCAACAAATTCAGTTGTTTTAAAAACTTATGGCAATGTGGACAGCAATCAATCAGGTTTAACAACTGGTCAATTAGTGGCTTTAAATAAATCAACTGGAGCTATTTCAACAGGGCAATCAGTTGCTTCAACTGATAAAGAAATTGGAGTATCAACAGGAACGACTAAATTTATAATAAAAGGATAAAAAAATGAAAGTTATAACATGGAACAATGAAACACCAGATGATGTAACGCCAGAAGGTGTTAATCCAAATACAGAAGAAGTAATTCCAGAAATAAGAAAAGTAATAGCAAATTTAGCTATTTATTTTCTGACTGATGACGCTGTAATTGAAATGAATGAAACACAAACTACTGTTACTGATAATGGTCAAAAAATTATAATAAGTGATGTTAATAATACTAACTCCTTATTATATGAAGATGTCAACGATTACCCAGATGTAGAATGGCATGGTTATAAATATTACTATACATCTGAAAATGGATGGGTTTTAAATGACGATTGGGTTGATCCAAGAGTGATTGATGATGAAATAACAGAAGAATAATACAATGTCTTTTGGGTTTACAACATACTCAGAAGATACTTTTTCTTCAGAAGGTTCAGTTGCGATACCAGTTGAATTAACAATTGGAAATGGTTCGCTATCAATATCTGGTCAGGCCATAACAAATGCTATTGGTTTAAATATTACTTCTGGTAATGGTTCTTTATCAATTGCTGGTCAAAGTATTACTGAAAATTCAGGAATTAATTTATCTCCTGGCAACGCAACATTAAGTTTATCTGGTCAAGCAGCAACAATATTAACTGCTGTTAATGCAAGCCCAGGCAACGCTAGTTTATCAATAAGTGGGCAAACATTAAATGTTGTTAAAGGTCATTCTTTAAATACAAATAATGGCACATTATCAATTGCTGGTCAGACAATTGGAGTTGAAGATGGTGACCAAATTCCTGTTGAAAATGGCTCATTATCAATTTCCGGCCAACTATTAACTGAAAATGTTGGTCAAAATGTATCACCAGTAAATGCCTCATTAAGCATAGCTGGTCAAGCTGTAACAATTATAACAGCAGCACAAACGAACCCAAGCAATGCTTCGCTATCTATTGCTGGGCAAAATGCAACAAATGTTATTGGATTAAATGTAAATCCAAACAATGCAAGTTTATCTTTAACTGGACAAAGTGTTGAATTTAAAATTGATGTTGATGAAACGCCGGGAACGGCAACATTAACAATAAATGGTCAAACACTTGATTTAGTTTTAGGTGAAAATTTAGATATTAATAATGGCTCATTATCTTTATCTGGTGAAGATGTATCAGTTGAAGAAGGTGATATAATCATTACTGGTAATGCGTCGTTATCAATTGCTGGGCAACAAGTTCAATTTAATGAAAATGAACTAGCACAACCTGGCAGCGCTTCTTTAACACTTACTGGACAATCAGTAACAGTTTCAGAAGGTGATATTTTAACAATTGGAAACGGGTCATTAAGCATTAATGGTCAATCAGTAAGTTTAGAAATATCAATTAATGTATCTGTTGGCGCGGGAACATTAACCTTGGATGGTCAAACAGTAACTATTCAAACAACCTCAGGCGGTTCTGGCGGAACAATTTTAGTCAAAGATGACAGAGTTGTTATAGTCAAAAAAGACCGCATTATAACAGTAGCAGCTTAAATAGGAGAATATTATGGCAGCAGGAAATTGGACTTTTTATAATGATTTCAAAGAGCATTTAGCAAAAGCGGATGTTGATTGTAATGCAGACACTTTTAAATGTGTGTTAATGACTTCAGGTTATACACCTTCAGCAACACACTCAACATTGAGTGATTTAACAAATATATGTGCAGATAGTGATTATTCAGCACAAACATTAGCAAATATAGCTGTCACCGAGACTGGTGGAACAGTAAAATTTGACGCAGACGACATTAGCTTTGGATCGTCAGTAAGTATTACTGCTAAATATGCAGCAATATATGACGACACTCACGCTTCAGACGCTTTAATGTGTTATGTTGATTTAGATACTGGCGGTGGCTCAGTTTCTTCAACAAACAGCACGTTTCAGCTAACTTTATCAGCAAACGGTGTTTGGCAGCTTAGCGGTTAAGGAGTAGGAACATGGTGAGAGCACCAAATAATGTTTCCTTACAATCGCAAGTTGACGCTTATAAATCTTCTGGAGCAACACTTGATTATGCTTTTAATTGGTCAAGTGTTGTATCTTCAGGCGAAACAATAAGTTCATCATCATGGGAAGTTAGTTCAAGTGATTTAACAATTGCAAGTAATACAACATCTGGAACAACAACAAGCGCGTTCATAAGTGGCGGCAAGAATGGATATTTTTATGAATTGAAAAACACTATTCAAACTGACCAAAGTCGGACATTTGTTAGGGTTTTTGTTTTAGGAGTTAAACCAAAATGACGATTGGAGATTTAGGAACTGATTATATCAAATATGAACCAACTGTTTGTTATGCTGGAACAACATGGAAATGGAAAATTGATAATAGCGATTATCCAGCTGATCAATGGACATTAGTTTATTATTTTCGAGAAAATAAAGGGCAATATAGTTTTGATATAACAGCAACAGCTGACGACAAAACCCATGTTGTAACATATGCAAAAACTGATACAGATGACATTGCGCCAGGTATTTATGCTGGACAAGGTTTTGTTTCAAAAGGTTCTGAAAGATTTATTATTTATGATGGCACATTAGAAGTTTTACCAGATTTTAATTTGCAAAAAACTGGTCAAGACTTAAGAAGTCATTCTGAAAAAGTTTTAGAACAAATTAAAGCGTTGTTAGAAGGGCGTTTTGTATCAGATGACGCTAGTTATTCAATTGCTGGTCGATCTTTAACTAAATTGAGCCCAGCAGAATTGATTGAAGCAAAAGACTATTATCAAAAAAGAGTTGTTACAGAATTAAGAAAAAACCGCGCCAGGCAAGGATTACATACAGGGCAAACTATACGTAATTATTTTAAATCAGGATTTTAAAAATGGCTTTTTGGGATATTTTCAAAAGAAAAAAAACAACTGCTGCTAAAAGAAGTTTTACTGGAACAAGTAACAGTCGCTTATTTGCAGATTGGTTGGCAAATGATACATCACCAGATGACACTTTAAAAAATTTGACTGTAATGCGAAATCGCACAAGAGATTTGGCACGTAATAATCCAACAGTTCAAAGATATTTTCAAGTGTTGAAGCAAGGTGTTATTGGTAACCAACAAGGTTTTAAAATACAAATTCATTCCCGTGATAGTGATGGATCATTGGATGATTTTGCAAATGATATAATTGAACGGCGTTGGTATCAATTTTGTGAAAATCCTGAAGTGTCAGGCAGATACACAATGCCTGATTTATACAATATGATTGTTGAAGGGTTAATTAGAGATGGTGAAATTCTTGTTCAATGTCTTTATACCCCAGAAGGTTTAAGATTATCATTTTTAGAACCTGATTATTTAGACGCTTTACTTGATAAAGATTTAAAAAATGGCAGACAAATTAAAATGGGTGTTGAAGTTGATAAAAGAACACAAAAACCATTAGGATATTGGCTAACTGACCAGCCATATGCGAACACTTCAATGGGGCCTGATACTCAATTAAATAGATCAACATATGTTCCAGCTGAAGAAATGTTACATTTATTTGAGCCAACAAGATTTGGTCAGACTAGAGGTTATCCAAGTAAGTTAGCTTCTGTAATGACACCATTAAAATGGTTACAAGATTTTAGATTAAGTGAACTTGTGGCGTCAAAATCTGCTGCAAGTAAAATGGCATTTATACGAACCCCAACTGGTGAAAATGATATTGCTGAAGGTTATTTGGATGATGATGGCTATATGCCAACATTAAACTTTGAACCTGGCACAATTGATGTTTTACCACATGGCACAGATATTGAATTTGCCAATTGGAACCACCCTAATACTGGTGTTGGTGATTTTGATAGAGCAATGATGAGAACAATTGCTTCTGGCCTGGGTGTTTCATATTCATCATTATCAAATGATTTATCAAATACATCATATAGTTCTGCAAGAGTAGGATTATTGGATGAACGTGACGCATTTAAAACAATGCAAACATTTATTATAGACCATTTTTGTAAGCCAATTTATAGAAAATGGTTATTAGGAGAATTAACAACTGGAAATATCAATTTACCAATACAAAAATATGATAAATTTGCAAATCCAGTCGAATTTAACGCTAGAGGTTATCATAGCGTTGATCCATTAAAAGAAGCACAAGCTAATCAGCTGGGCTTATCAAATGGACTATTAACAATACAAGATTGTTTAAATCAAAATGGTAAGCAATTGAGCCAACATTTTAGTGAATTGGATAGCCAAGCAGCATTAGCTGAAAAATTCAACATAGAACTCGCCTATGAGCCCTACGGAACTAAAATAAATCAACAAACTGGGGAACCTTTTGATGATGATGGCGAAAACAATCAAAACGAAGATTAATTACCATAATAAAAAAGGAAAAATCCATGAATATTGATGAAGATTTAGAATTTGGAAATGAAGATGAAGAATTGGAAATTGTTTTTACTCCAGATGAAAATTTATTTGTTGAAGATGAAGTATCTGAAACAGAAGAACAGCGTTCTGAACCAATTGATTTAGAGTTGGTTGAAGAAACTGAAGAAGTTGCACAGGAAACCCGTGCAGTTTTCCCAATTGAATTTACTCGTGATGATAATGACAGCAGAACTATCACAATGTCAGTATCAAGTGAAGAACCAGTAATGCGTGATTTTGGATTGGAAATCCTAAGTCATAGAGAAACTGATATAAACTTGGACAGACTAAATAACAAAGCTCCATTGCTTTTAAATCACGACATGAATGAAATGATTGGGGTTATTGAAAACACTTATTTGGATCAAAGTCGTGGCAGACTTAATGCAACTGTAAGATTTGGAAATTCTACAAAAGCGAAAGAAGTTTTTCAAGATGTAAAAGATAACATACGCACACAAGTGAGTATTGGTTATCAAATTAATGAATTGAACAAAGTCGAAGATACTGACTATGAAACAGATGTATTTAGAGCAAAATTCACTCCTTATGAAGTGAGTTTAGTTTCTAGTGCAGCTGATCAAAGCGTTGGTATTGGGCGTTCAATTTCTTTTAACAAAATTCAACAGAAAAAGGATGATATTATGACTGATCAAGTTGAAAATAAAGAAAACAGCATTGACAATGAAGAAGAAATTAGAGTTGCTTCAGACAAAGCTGTTAAGCAGCGTGAAAAAGAAATTAGTGATATTTATTCACTAGCGACTGCTCATAACAAAAGGGAGCTTGCTGATAAAGCAGTTGCCGAAGGTGTTTCAATAGACGAATTTAGAGGAACACTTTTACAAGAACTCGAAAACAAACCATTGGAAAAAAATGACATTGGTTTAACTGACCAAGAAAGCAGAGAATTTTCTATATTAAAAGCTGCAAAAGCTAAAGCTGGTTATATTCCAGAAAGTGAAGCTGCTTTTGAATTAGAAGCTTCAAGAGCTTATGGTAAAAAGGTTGGCAGAGAAACACAAGGTTTCTTTGTTCCTGAAGAAGTATGTGGTGACATGGCTAGAACTATGAATACTACAAATTCTTCAGCAGTGGTATTTACAGATCAATCTTATGGAAATTTAGTTGACGCATTAACACCGTTTTCAACGATTTTACAACTACCAGTAACCAGACTAACTGGAAATACTGGTAATGTATCAATTCCAAGAGTTTCATCATTATCAACTGCTGGATGGGTTTCAGCAGAAGGTGGAGATGTTTCCGCTTCTGACCCAAGTTTAGATACAATTTCATTGGATGAAAAAGTTCTTGGGGTATATACTGATCTTACTCGTTTGCTATTAAATAATAGTGACGGCTTCAGCACAGAAAACATGGTTCGGAATAACCTTTTAAGAGCTACTGGCGTTGCTTTAGATAATGCCGCTCTTAATGGATCAGGTTCTTCTGGAGAGCCAACTGGACTTGTTAATGTATCTGGCGTTAATACCACTACATTTTCATCTTCAGGTTCGCCAACTTTTGACGAATATATAGCAATGGAAAGCGCTATATATGCAGACAATAAGAATTTAGACGGCAATTCAGTTGCTTATCTTCTTACACCTGCGTTAAATGGTGGTGCTAAATCTCTACAAACAACTGGTGCTGGTTCACCGCCTGCTGCTAGAGATGGCTTCTTAAATGGTTTCCCAATTTTAATTTCAAGTCAGGTTCCAGCGAACAATGCTATCCTCGGTGACTTTAGTGAATTTATAGTTGCTACATGGGGCGGCGGACTTGAAGTTGAAGCTTCAAGGGAAGCTCTTTTCCTATCTGGTGGACTACGTTTAAGAGTTCTAACTTCAATGGACTTTGGCGTTAAACACCCTGTCAGTTTCTGCGTTTCTTCATAACTAGAAATTGACCCTTACTAAAAATTTTTTAGGAGATGGCGGGGAGCAATCCCCGCCAAATAAAAACATGAAAATAACACTACTTAGAGATTCACTAATTGAAGGTAAAAAAGTTCAAGCTGGTAAAACAGTTGAAATTCAGAGCGAAAGTGACGGCAGATATTTAATAAATTGTGGCGTTGCGACTGAAGCCAAAGCTAGTGGAGCAAAAAAAACAACAAGAGTTAACGAAGCGGATAACAGAGATGAGTAAAGTTAAACTCATAACTGCTGTTGAAATAACTGGAGTTGAATACGAAGCTGGTGACATTTTAGACTTAGCGACTGTAACAGCTGATAAGTTAGTTCAGAATGAAAAAGCTAAATATGTTGGATCAGACGAAGTTGTTGATATTCCAAAAGATAGTTTTGTGGAAAATTATTCCCCAGATCAACCTTTAGAAGATCACAATGACGATTGATAGTGCTTCAAATGCGTTTTTCAATGTGAATGATTGGGCTATTCAAGTTACTTGGACAGTTGCAGCAACTTCAGACAAATATGTTGTAACTGGTGTTTTTGATAAAACATATTTTTCAGCACCAGATGATTTTGGAATAGCTGTTTCATCCAATAGTCCAACGTTCACTATGAAAACATCTGATATTCCAACTGGTGCCAAAGTTGATGACACATTGTTGATACCAGTCAATGACGTTGATGTTAATTATAAAGTCAAAGTTATTGAAAGGGATGGAACAGGCGTCAGTTTATTACAATTACAAAAGCAATAAATCATGGCACACGCAAGACAAACAATTAGGGAAAGATTTGTTACTTTGGTAACAGGATTAAGCACAACTGGATCAAATGTTTTTGACACCAGATTATATAATTTAACACAAGACAATTTACCAGCATTAGTTGTTGTTGCTGAAAATGAAACATCTGAATTGGATGAAGTTAGCCCAGGCGCTTTAATTAGAAATTTAGAAATCATTTGTGAATGTTTTGTTGAGCAAAATAATAACATTGAAGATACAATGGATAATATTTGTGAAGAAGTTGAAGAAGCAATTGGCGCTGATCCAACATTAAATGGCACAAGTATTTTATGTGAACTTACAACAACAGAAATCGAATATTCCAGTCTGGGCGAAAAACCAATAGGAACTGCCAGAATGGTTTTTAATGTAAGCTATAAAACTTCGCTTACTAATTCATCAACCCCACTTTAAAGGAGATTAATATGGCATACGCTAAAGGAGTTGAAGCCGTCATTAAGATTGGTTCAGATACACTTTCACAGGTAACGAACTGGTCTTTAGACGTAACACAAGACACAGTTGAAGTGTCAAATATAGGTAGCACAGTTAAGACATTTGAAACAACTATGTCTGGCTGGACTGCCACAGTTGATTTATTTTATGATGAAGCAGATACTGCTCAAGGCGCTATTAAAACTGCTGCTGGTATTCCAGCTGGTGCTCAGGGTTCAGTAACAGCAAACTTCTACTATGAAGGCACAGCTTCAGGTGTTGATAAGTATTTATATGGATCAGCATATGTAACTGGTTTTTCTGTTAGTCAAGAAGCTAATGGTGTTGCAACAGCTTCAATAAGTTTACAAGGCACAGGCGCATTAACTGAAGGAACTGCTTCTTAATATGTCTAAAATTGGTGAACGCTTAATTGCAATTCAACAATCTAAAGAGAAAAGTTCCTTTAGTGTTGAAGGTTTAGGTGAAAATGGACAACCTTTGAAAGTCTATTATTCTAAATTAAAAGTTCGTGAAGATGAAAAATTAAGGAGATTACATCCTAAATTTTATGATGATGTTTTATCTGGTTCAATACCATCCATGAATGCTTTGGTCGATTTAATTTGTATGAAAGCAGAAAATGAAGATGGCACAAAAATATTTGATGATACAGATAAACTTGAACTTCGCGGAATGGATGTGGCGTTCATTATGAATATTGCTACTCAAATGTTGAATGATTTATTTGATGAACCAACATTAGAGCAAGCTGAAAAAAACTTATAACCTATCCACATTGGCTGGCTATTTATAGTTTGGCGGATAGGAAAAACCAGCCGCTTGACGCGATATTAGATATGTCAATATCTGAATATGTTCATTGGATTGCGTTTTATAAACTTCAAGAAAAAGGATTAAAAGATGGCAAATAAATTCGTAACTGAAATTTCAGCTCGCGATAAATCAAAAACAGCTTTTCGTTCATTTAGAAGTAGTTTAAAAAACGCTAGTAAATCTTTATTTAGCTTTAAAGGGGCTTTATCTGGTATTGCAACCAGTGTTGGTGCCATGCGATTGGCAGACGCAACAAAACAAGCAATACAATTTGGAGCTCAAATACAAATTACAGCTGATAAAATTGGCGTTACAACAGAAGCTTTACAAGCATTTAGATTAATGGCTGAACAAGTTGCTGGGGTTCAATCCACAACATTGGATATGGCTTTGCAAAGGTTTAGCAGACGACTTGGCGAAGCCGATAGAGGAACAGGCGAGCTATTAGGAACACTAAAAGAACTTGGAATATCAACACGTGATAGTGCTGGGAACATTAAAACAACAAAAGATGTATTATTTGAATATGCTGACGCTGTAAAAAATGCAGAAAGTGATCAAAGGGCTTTAATGATGGCATTTAAAGCGTTTGATAGTGAAGGCGCCGTTTTAGTTGGATTATTAAAAGAAGGTGGAGAAGCTTTAAGAGAAAATTATAACAAAGCATTAGAAAGTGGGGCTATTTTATCTCAAGGAGCAACTTTAAGAAGTAAAGAACTAAATTCAGCATTAGCATTGCAAGGTCAAATAATAAACACTCAACTAAAAGGAATATTTCTTGAATTTGGTGAAATATTAGTCAGTATCACAACCAAAATTGCAAGTGCAACAAAAGCTGTTAGACAGTTTTTTATGTCAGACAGTCAAAAAGCATTGGATGATTTAGCTGGTAAAACTAGGGAAGAACTTTTACCTGCCTGGGCAGATTATACAATGCAATTGCATGAAGCCAAAGCTGCTTTTAATGAAATTGCAACATCAACAAAAGTTGCTGATTTATTAAATCGTAAAGAATTACTTGGTGATATTGAAACATTAGAAAAAATCATTGCTGGAATTGATGAGTTAATGTTGAAAGTTGGAGCAACTGAAGATGACGCCCCAGTTCCCGGCTTTTTCAAAGGTTTCCAAACTGGATTAAAAAACATTGAAAGTCAATTACCAACATTAGAACAAGTTGGAATGGATTTTGCTAAAAAGTTTGAAACAGGATTGGTTGGCGCTTTTGATAGTATTATTGACGGAACAAAATCAGTTGGTGAAAGCTTAAAAGATTTAGGAAAAATGCTTTTAAAAGAAGCAATGCGAATGATTATATTTAGAGCCATTATAGCGCCATTTACAGGAGCTTTTGGTGACTTTTTAGGAAGCATTGGATTACCAGCCCCAGCAAAACAATTTGGTGGCACAGTTCAAAAAGGTAAACCTTACATGGTTGGTGAAGCCGGCCCTGAACTCATAATACCTGGCGCGTCAGGTCAAGTTATTCCAAACAGTCAATTGGGCGGTGGTTTTGTTCAAAATGTTTATATAGAAACTGGTGTTGCTGCAACTGTTAGAAGTGAAATAATGAATTTATTACCAGCAATTGCAGAGGTTTCACAAGGATCATACATTGATAATAGAAAACGAGGTAGGGCATGACGATTACTTATCCATTATCTTTACCTGATACAACAAGTTTTGCTAGCGTTAGAATTATGGCTAAAACAACAGTTGGATTAACACAAAGTCCATTTTCTTATCAACAACAAGTTTATAAATTTTCAGGTGAATTTTGGGAAGCTGATGTTCAATTAGTTCCCATGAAAAGAAACACTTGTGAAGATTGGATTAGCTTTCTAACCCAATTAAAAGGCATTTATGGCACATTTTATCTAAATCCAGACCCAAATGGATTAACTGCCAGGGGAACTTGTAGCGTAACTCCAGGCACTCCTATTGTTAATGGAGCTCATTCTGCAAGAGCTAATACGCTATCAATTACAAATGCCGGCCCTTCCCAAACAAATTATTTCAAATCTGGTGATTACATATCAATTGGAACTGGAACATCTAGGCAATTATTAAAAGTTTTACAAAACACAAATACAGATGTTTCTGGTAATTGTGTTGTTGATATATTCCCGGCATTAAGAACTGATTTATCAGGAAGTGAAACGATAACTGTTAGCAATGCAACTGGTGTTTTTAGATTAGCTTCAAATGAGATGAATTGGAATGTTAATCATGCTTCAGTTTATGGAATATCATTTACAGCTATTGAAGCTCTTTAATGAACAAAAATTGCAAATGTGTGACTTGTAAATGCAAGAAAAAAAGACCAATTAGACAGCAACAAGGCACATATACACGAATTGTTAAAAATAAGAAAAAATATTTAAGAAAATCAAAACATGAAAGACAAGAATTGGAAAGGGAAACGCAGTCATAAAGCGTCTAAATACCCTTGGATTGAAAAAGTTAAACAAGAAATTATTTTTGGTAAAAGAAGCCAAAGAAAAAAAGCTAAACAATTAAAAAGAGAAAAACTAAATGGCTAGAACTATAAATTTTGCTAGTGAAATAGCAGACACAGAAGTGCAGCCATTTTTTGCTGTTGAAATAGATTTTTCAGGTTCAATAACAAGAACATTTTATTCAACAGTTATGCAAGTTGGTGGATCAACTGGAACTGTTAATAGGTATGCTATAAATGAAGTCCAACAGGATGTGATTACAGTTGCCAGGGGAAATACAATTAAGTTTGATCAAAGTGATGGTTCAAATTCCGGCCATCCAATAGAGTTTTCAACAACAGAAGATGGAACTGATTATACAACTGGTTATTCTTATACTGGTTCAGCGGGAACAAATGGTGTTGCTCAATTAGTTGTTGCCGCAACAGCTCCAGATACACTTTGGATAAAATGTGCAAATCACTCTGGAATGGGTATGCAAATGAATATTGTTGATCCTGAAGTAAGGGCCTGGACAGGATATGGTGATATTACAATAAGCAGTAATACATATAAAGGGCTTGGAGATTTAATAAATATTTCCAATATGCAGCAAGGTGGAAATTTAACGGCAGATGGAATAACTTTAAGCTTATCTGGAATACCAACAAACTTACTTACAGCAGCATTAGAAGAAGAATATCAAGGAAGGGATGTAACAATTTATTTTGGTTGTTTAGATAGTGATGGTTCTCTAACAACAACACCATATGAATTATTTTATGGAAAAACTGACCAAATGAATATTATACAAGGCGGTGAAGTTGTAACAATAAATGCAACTGTTGAAAGTAGTTTAATTGATTTTGAAAGAAATAGATTAATTAGATATACAGACGAAGCACAAAGGTCACTTTATTCAACTGATACCAGTCTAAGATATGTTGCTGGATTGCAAAATAAAGAAATATTATGGGGTGTTCCATTTAGTCAAGTGGCTCCAGTTATTTCAAATGCAGATAGAGAAGCTATGCTTGAAGAAGCACAAAGAAAAGCATTAGCTGGTGAAATAGATTTACCATTTTAAAATGAATAATTTAGATGATTATATTGCAACCCATTTGCACAAAGAATTTGAATGGGGAAAAAATGATTGTATTACATTTGCCATGGGGGCTGTTAAAGCTGCAACTGGAATTGACCATTTAAGACACATAAGAAAATGGAATAATGCTTATACTGGGAAAAGAGTTTTAATAAAATTTTTAAAACATAAAGATATTGTTGAAGCTTTTGATGTTCGCTTTCGCCAACATAATAACAGTAAAAAATTAAAAGATGGTGATTTAGTTTTAGCTGAAAATCCAGATGAAACAAGTTTTTCAAAATATAGCTCATTGGTTTTTTATAAAGGTAAATTATTAGGTGTTTCAGAAAAAGGTTTAATTGCTTTCCCTGTCGAAAAAGGAAAATATTTTTTTAATGTAAGAAGTTTAAGGATTAGGGGATAAAATGGGCAATTTTATTGCACAATTAGCTACTGCATTTGCCACAGCTTTATTTGGAAAAGGAGCTGCTGCAACTTGGTATTTTAAAGCGGCAGTTTGGGCGGCAACAACAGTTATATATGGTGTTCCTTTAATAATGGCTGGTAAAGCATTATTACCAAAAATGGATTTAAAAGGAATGGGCGGGCGATCTCAAATGGTTCGTTCTCCTATTCAATCAAGAAAAATTGTATATGGTGAAGCACGTGTTGGTGGAACAATCTTATATATGGCAGAAGGTGATAGTGGAGTTGCAAGTAAAAGAGAGCATTTATATTTAGTATTAGCCCTGGCATATAAAGAATGTGACAGCATACAAGCCGTTTACGCAAATGATGATGAATTAACAATAAATGTTTCAGGCCATGTAACCAGTCCAGCTAGATATTATCCAAATAGTGACAATAGATTTAGTTTTTATGGCTTAAATGATATGTTAGGAACATCTACACAAACATTAAATAGCACAACTTATACAAATACAGATTTAACAAGCGCAGATCAATTTAAAGACATTGTTTGTTTACAAACTGCAATGGCTTATGATCCTGAAGTTTTTACATCTGGTGTGCCAAACATTTCTGCAAAAATACGCGGCAGAAAAATTTTAGATTATCGAACAAGCACAACTGCCTGGAGTGATAATCCAGCTTTATGTATTTATGATTATTTGACAAATAGTGATTATGGATTAGGTGTTGCCGCAAGCAGAATTGACACTACAACATTTACTCAGGCGGCGAATGATTGTGATGATACAATTACTTTAACTTCTGGAACGCAAAAAAGATACACTTGCAATGGAGTTATAGATACCGCTTCGTCAATGAAATCAAACTTAGAAAGTTTATTAAGTTGTTGCGCAGGTAATTTAACATATTCAAATGGCAAATTTAAACTTGTTGTTGGTAAATGGCGATCTTCAACAACAACAATTAATGAAGTTGATTTGCGAGGCGATATTCAACTGGTAACAAAACCAAGCAGACGCGAAACATTTAATACAGTTCGCGGAACATTTATTGGTGAAGAAAGCTCTTGGGTTGTCGCAGATTATCCTGAAATATCAGACAGCGCTGCAGTAACAGCAGATGGTGAAACATTAGTTAGTGATTTAGCTTTACCTATGACAAACACAGCTGTTATGTGTGAAAGAATTGCAAAAATTTATTTAAAAAAATCGCGTAAGTCATACACAATGACATTACCATTAAAATTAACAAAATTTGCAATTGAGCCAATGGACATTGTGACAGTTAATCTGCCCACAATTGGCATACACAATAAAACATTTGAAGTTGTTGATTGGAAATTTGGAACAAGCCAGGGTGACAAAGGTGATATTGTCATTGGTTGTGATGTTGTTTTACGAGAAATTGATAGTTCAGTTTTTGATTGGTCAAATTCAGAAGAAATTGGCTATACAGAAACAGCAGCCCCAACTGTTACAAAAATAAATGATGTTGCGATACCAACATTTTCATTAACAGCGCTTGAAACAACAGCAACAGACGGAACAGTAGTTAGTAATATTGAAGTGAATATAACTGACAGCACGGATGATAGGCATATTTATGAATATGATATTTATTATAAAAAATCATCTGACACAAATTTTGAAACAATCTCAACTTTAAGGGATAGCAATTAATGGCAAAAACAACAATTTCAGAAGTGGATAAAAAATTGGCAGTATTAGAAGCACATTTAAAAGATCATATAAAAGAGTGCACAAAAACAAGTGAACTAACTTTGGTTAGAATTAAGAGAATTGAAGCAATTATGATAACAGGCACAGCTTCAGTTCTTGTATTGCTCTTAAAAATAGTCTTTTTTTCATAAACGAGCCAGAAAGCGTTTTAAAGCTCATACAGCAGAAGTTGATGTTTTACATCAATTACTACTAGGAAAGCCCTTAAAACAGCTGAAAACTCGCTGAAACAAGCCATTTTTTCAAAAACAGGAGTTAAAAACTATGATTTCATTATTAAGCAGTCTTTTGGGCTTTGCTGGTGGCTTTACACCTAAATTATTGGATTTCTTCCAGGCAAAACAAAATATGAAGCATGAATTAATGCTTCAAGAAAGCAAAATTAAATATGCAAAAGAGCTTTCTGCTTTAAAAATTAAAGAAGAAACAGTTAAGGCAATGACTGAACAAACAAAAGCTGTTTACCAACATGATCAACAATTGTCTAAAGCTAATCCATCCAAATTTATTGCAGCTTTATCAGCAAGTGTCAGACCAGTAATTACATATTGTATGTTTAGTGTGTTTTGTGTTGTTACAGTTGCACAAGTTGTTGTTGGCATACAAGAAGGAGATGAACCTTTAAAAGCAATTCAAGCCGCTTGGTCAGAAGAAAGTATGGCATTGTTTAGCTGCATAATAAGTTTTTGGTTCGCAAATAGGTTAGTTTCAAAATGACAAGAGCAGTAATTTCAGGTGTTGCAACAGGCACTCAATATGATGTTAAAGTTAGAGCTAGGAATATGGCCGGAAAATATTCAGCAATGTCCGCAATATCCCAAATAACAATTCCAACCAAAACATCTGCTCCAGGCAATGTTACCAGTCATTCGGCAACAAGTGATCCAATTAGCATTACAATTAAATGGACTAACCCAAGTGATACTGATTTAAAAGGTGTTGAAATTTATTATTCAACTTCATCTGGAAGTGGCTTTTCTTTATTAGCTAGTGTTGATGGTGTTCCAGGCACAGTTAATGAATTTAATTGGAATTATGAAGATACATTATCTTTAAACCAAACCTATTATTTCAAATTACGGGCTGTAAATACAAGTTTGGTTGCTGGTTCATATACAACTGAAATTAATGCTCAATTTTCAACAATTGGAACTGTTGATATTACATTACAAGCTATTTCAAATATGTATTCAGCAGTTACAAGCAACAATCAAAGTTTATCAACAGTTGCAAATTCAATAACTTATTCAAGTAATAGTGGCGGATCAACCTCTACATTACAAGGTATAATTGCAGCTGAAATAACCTTAGGATCAATTTCATCTGATATTAGTGGTTTTGCTATAAATGCTTCAGCAATGGTTCAAAAAAAAGGAACATGGTCGCCAAATAAATATGTGACTGGGGTTGTTTTACAAAAAGTAGCAGGAAATGCTTACTATGAACAAGCAACTGGTTTTGGCAGCTCAGCGTCATTTTTAGGTGATAATGTAGCAGATAGCCAAGATTATGCGGATGGAGCACAAGCTACATATTCAACTAATTCAATTGATAGTTCTGGTGATGTTATTGGAACTACTGGCTCTAAATATGCTCTGTTTTTATATACCAATAGTGAACCATCTTACAATTTAGGTGTTTTTGCTGGAACTGGTTTAACAGTCACAGAACTAAAGAGGTAAACATGAGTTTAGAATTATTAAAAGGTTATTTTTACAATTCAGATGGAGAATTAATAATTTGGTATCAAGGTTATGGGGATTTAGAAAATTTGGATGATTTATTAGAAAATAAAAATTCAGCTGTTGGTTTTGTTTCATCAAATGGCGTTGATACAAACACACATAAATTCGATTTAAACACACAAACTATCGTGGAGATATAAATGGATAAAATAATTCAAATAATTAAAAGCATAATAAGCCCAGAACAAAACTGGTCAGCTTTTGCTATGAAAATAATTGGTTTAATTGTTGTATCTGTAATTGGTTATATTGCATTTCAGCAATATGCAAATTTTACAACTGATGAAAATAATCAAAACATACCAATAATTGAAGTATTTGAAGCTCAACCAGAAAAGAAAGATGAAGTTGAAGATTTAGTAAATAAATTATTAAGGTCAGATCGCGATATTCAGTCTGTTTGGTTGTATGATTGGGTAGATGCAAGAAATGTAGTGCCTTTAATGATGTTGCCAAGAAATAGTGAAGATTTATTACCAACAGGGTATTTTATGGAAGGTGATGAATATGTCATTGGACATTTTGTTTTAAGCCAATGCACTTCTTTGGATAGAGAAATTTCAAATATAGCATGTCCCATAATGAGCTCCGAGGACGCCTGGGGAGTATTAGTTGTCACTTATCCAGATGGTGATCCAAATTTAAAAACATCAAAAGCAACAGCAATGAAAATTTCAGAAATTTTATACTTACAAAACAATTAAAACGAGAAAATAAAATGGCAGTCAAACTAAACGATCAATCTGAAATATCAATTCCTTTAAGAAATTTAATTGCACTTGTCGCAGCCGCAACAGTAAGCACCTATGCTTATTTTGGAATTATTGAACGCTTAAATACTTTAGAGGGGGAAGTGGAGCGAGCATGGGGTGAAATTAAAGAGAATGACACTTGGATAGAAGAATGGGAATCTTCGGGCATTCTCCCATTAGACCGCGAGCAGAACCTTTACATTGAAAGATTAAAAGAAGATGTAAATGATATGCGCCTGGAAATAAAAGAACTTAAAAAATCTAATAATTAAAAAAGGAGTAAACAATGAAAAATTTTCTATTGGTATTAATACCATTTGTTTTAATTGGATGTGGCTCTTCAAGAATAATGCTTAATGCAGATATTCCAACAGACACAGAAATTAAAATTGAAATTTCAACTGATAATATTTCAGAATAATGTATATCTACAAAGCCCGTTTGGTTAGGATTGTTAGTGGTGACACAATCCGTTGTTGGATAGATTTAGGTTTTGGTGTGTCATTACAATCAATGACGATCAAATTAAAAAACATCCAGGCACCAAGTGGAATAAAAGGTGAAGAAGCAACTGATTATTTAGTTAATATTTTGCCGCAAAGTTTTTCAATAAAAACTCAATTTGAAGATGGAGTTATTATTGCTGAAATTATGTCAGGTGGTAAATCTATTAACGATCAAATGTTGGAAAGTGGACTAGTAACAAAATACCAAAAATAGTTTTCCGTCTTTTTTCCGTCTTTTTTCATTGAATTTAATTAAACTTATAAGATTTAATAAAACATAATTAGCATTATATAAATCACCAAAACCTAAGGTCACCTTGAATAACAATTCAAAAACAATAGGTTACTGAAATTCCCCAAATAAGCCCCATACCTATCTTTTAAGGAGATTGTCACAGGTTCGATCCCTGTCGGGCTCACCATCCCAAAAGTCAAGCATACCTTGGCTTTTGTGATTTTCCCCAAAAACTTATCCCCGTAAAAATAAAATTCTTCCGTCTTTTTTCCGTCTTTTTTGTTTACAAAATCTTTTTTGCCCCGTAATATTGATGTCATAAATCAATTTGATAACGGGAGAAATCAAGATATGAAAATTAAATTTGCAATAAAAGAAGTTAAAGCTATGGAAGCTTTAATTGATAATTATTATGATTTGGTTAGTGATGGTAAATTGTCAAAACAAGAAATATTTAGTTTAGATTATTTATATTATAATTTTAAACAATTGAATAAAACTTTGGATGTTTATGACAGTGATCCAAAAATGTTTCACCAAAGCGGCATAATGAAAAAATCACAATTGGATTTATCATTTAATTTATCAAACCAAAATAAAGAATTAGCACAAAAAATGATGAAATATAATTGGTCAAGTTTAGAAGTCATATTACCTATTTTGGATATTACTTATGATCAATACAAAAATTTATTTGAAAAATTTGAACCAAGAAAATCTGAAACTGAACCAAATCATTGGGATGGAGTATAATTATGAAAATTAGAGTTCTTAATAGAAAAGTAAAAAATGTTATTTATAAATATTGGTCTGTTGATTTGAGATATGAAACAGAAGAAGTAAAAAACAATTTAATTAAATCTGGTTTAATTTCAAAAAGTTTGCGAATTGATTTAACACAAAAAAAATACACAAAAAAACAAGCTATTGATCATGTTAATAATTTGATTGAAGAAGCGGCACAAAAAGTTAAATTTGCAAAAAACAATCCAAAGAAAGTTACTTATACAATTGATGATTTATTTGCGCCTGGAAAGCTTTTAAAAGACCCCACAAGCAATCAAAATAAAAAAATGTTAAGTGACTATGAAACCAATAATGACCAAACTATTAAACCTGGCTTTTACATAAAAGAAAGATTTCAAAATTATTTGGTTTACAATAAACCGGCCATTAGAACAATTGAACGGGATTTATGTGCTTTAAAAATTCTTCATAAAATATGTGGCGATATGAAATATGAAGATTTTGACGCGAATGAATTTCAAAGAGATTTATATAAGTATGTGATGGAAAATGGTTTTGACTGGGGCGACCCACAAATAAATAAAATCAAAAAATATACAACTTTTAATAAATATTTAATGGTCATCCAGGCGGCATTTAAAGACATATTAAATTATGAAAATGATTTACCAACATTATATCAAACTCCATACAAGTTTGCTCATTTGAAAAAAGTAGATGAGCCATCTGGAAAAGATAAATTAAGAAATCAAAAAGCAAATAGGATTGATGATAAAAATATAAACAAAGTTTATACACGTATGCTTGAAAATTACAAAAATGGAAATACTAAAGCTAGGGGAAGTCAAGTTGCCCAATATATGACAAACAAACTTGATTTACATTGGCGTTTGTTGATTGAAACTGCATTAAGAAAATCAGAAGCAATTGCATTGAAATGGTCTGATTTAACATTGAAAGAATTGAATGGTCAAAAGATTGGATTATTGCATATTGAAAGACAATGGAATAATAGCGCTGAAAATTTTACAGCTTTAAAAAACAAAAAAGAAAGAACTGTTGGTGTTAGTTATGAATTTTATTTGGAATTAATGGAACTTAAAAAGTCACAACCAAAATGTGAACAAACAAATGGTTTAATGTTTCCAAATACAAACGGTGATGTTGATAAACGCGACACATTGTATAAGTCATTATACAACGCCAACAAAAGTCTTTTTGGTTCATTGGATGAAGGTGGTAAAAATTGGGTTAGACCCCATGATTTAAGACATTATCACACAACTAATAAACTGAAAAACGGAGCTAACTTACAATTAGTTTCCAAAACTCTTGGACATAGTGATCAGAAAATTACTGCCTCAATATATGTCCAAGATTATGACATTAATATTGAGGAACAATTAGCTTATAATCAAATTTAACGGGAGAAAAAAATGGCTAAACAAAACATATTAGAAATTGATAATAATGGAAAAATTATAAAAGGTAATGAAATACTTTCTTTGATTAGAGAAA